GCAGTACCTCGTTGGCTACCAGTTCGGCTAGGTTTATAGGTGGGTAGGTTGCGGCCCGGCAAGGGGTTACGCATACATACTTTCCGTCGATTTCCGTTCGGGTTTCCGATCATAGATCGGCCCCCCCCCTAGGGGGGCCGCTATCGGCAAACTGGGGGCTTCGCCCCCTTGGGAGACCCGGTGCCGAGTCGCCCAAGGGGGCGGGCGACAGTGTCGCCCGCCCTATCCCCCGCCCCGCCCTAGGCGGACCCGGGGGCCATCGGGGGGATGGACAGCCAATGACCCCCGGCAGTTGATCAGATCAGCGCACACTCCCCGCCCCGGCAGTGTCGACTTGCCCGGACGTAGTACGCCCCGCCCCCTGCAGTGCCCTGCAGGCCAGACGGTGAAATCGAGTTGCCAAAGATCGCGGAGCGAATCCCCCCTATCGGCGCGGCGCATAGCGGCGTGCGGGCATCGAAGCCCGGTCGGCCATCTTGCCCGGTCGCCTAGGCGAGGGGGTCGCATCGGCGACCCGGGGGGCCGCCGACAAGGGGAAAAATAGCATAACGGCGGACTAGATCAATAGGCGCGCCATAGAATCTTGTACCAGAATTGTAACGGCCCGGCCTGCTCGCCTATTCGCCAGGACCGTAACTAGTATGGTCGGACCGGATGCGCCGGGCCTGTTCGGTCCGGCGCAAATCGTACGGCGGCACCGGACCTGGCAGGCAATGCGGCGCGCCGCATCGAGGGGCGGGCGGGGCGGTGAGGCGGCGAGGTCAGGAAGACACTGTCGCGGTGGGGGGTCGCGCCCCACGCGCAGGTGCGTGCGCGGCGTGAAAGGTCTGCGTCTACACGCCCGGTTTCCCCCTCTCAGCCTCTCCTCCTATGTTCCTGCGTTCCTACCCCCGCCCCCGGGCCTTCTGACAAGCTATGCCCCTACCTCCCTACCCGCCGCCGAGGCCCCCGGCCCCCGTTTTTGGCCCCTCTCCCGGTGGCACCGTTTCTATGTTCTCGGCACGGAAGACCGCAATCGGTCCGGTTTTGCCGGATTCATAGCATGCCGGGGTCTAGAAACCCCGGCTGGAATCCGCAAAGGACTGGGTTTCACTGCAGTGCGGCGATCATGGCCGTGCGGCGCATGAGGGCTGCGCCGACCTCGGCATCGGCGGTGCCTCGTAGTGTAAGTACTGTGCTAACTACTACGCCCGTCTGCCCGATGCGGTGGCAGCGGTCCGCCATCTGCGCGTTGTCACCGGGCAGCCAGGACTGTTCGACGAAGACGACGCGCCGTGCGGCGGTGAGGGTGATGCCCACGCCTGCCGCTTGGATCTGGCACAGCATGACCTTGGGGGAGGCGTGTTGGAACTCATGCACGGCGAGGCCGCGATCCATCGTCGGTGTCGATCCGTCGATGCGGCGGTAGGGAATCTTCGCCTCCTCAAGCCCGAGGCCAAGGATGTCTAGGGCCTCCCGGTGCCACGCTGCGACGACGATCTTGGGTTCCGACTCCAACTCCTGCTTGAGGTACTCGACGGCCAGGGAAGCCTTCAGCGACCCGCAGGCGCGGCGGTACTCGGCGAAGGTCGCATCCGCCCGCAGCGCGTCGAGGTCGGTGGTGTCCACGGCAGGGGCGGTGGGGCTGATGGTGGACTCCAGTGCCACCTGCTCCCAGATCTTCGGCGGGAGGTCGAGGTGGTCCTGCTTCATGCGGCGGAGCGTGAACTCGGCGAGGATCGCCTTCAGGCGGTCGGCGTTCTTGACCCCGGTGACGATCAGCTGCCCCTGCGCGAACGGGTTGGGGCGCGTCGTGCAGAACGTGGTCAGGAACTCCCGGTGGTTCATCGGGCGGTCGATGGTCGGCAGCCAGATGCCGAGCGGGTTGCACTCACGGACCAGCGTCCACAAGTCGCTCGGGTTGTTCATCAGCGGCGTGCCCGTCAAGTACCAGACGTGCGGCACGTCGTAGAACAGACCGGGGATGCTGCCGTGGCCGAACATGGCGCGGGTGCGCTGCGCGGTCGGCGTGCGGAATGCGTGCGCCTCGTCCACGATGACCACGTCCCACTTCGTCCGGCGAAGGGCGTTGGTCAGTGTCGGCTTGGCGATCAGGCTGTGCGGGATGATCACCACGTCGCCTACCAGCTTCGTGTCCATCCCCTTCGTCACCCGTTGGACGCTGCTGTGACTACCCCAGGTGCGGAATTCCTGCATCCAGTTCGCCACCACGACGGTCGGGCAAACCACAAGCACTCGTCGTGCGCCTGCGGCCTTGGCGGCACAGATTGCGGTGGCGGTCTTCCCTAGCCCCTGCTCGTCCGCCAGCAGTGCCCTGCGGCGGCGCGATAAAAAGTTGACTCCGCTGATCTGGTGCGGATAGAGTTGGGGGTCCATCCCCTCAAGTTACCACTTGGCTACTGAGCCAGGAAAGAAAAAACCCCGCACTAGGTCAGCTAGTGCGGGGCGGAGGGGGAGGGAATGAGCAGGACTCCCTATGGACACGCCAAGATACGAGATCTGCACGGCGAGTGCAATCCACATCCCCACGGAACTTCGGAAGCAGAAGCGTTGGCTTCGGTGGCAGTTGGTCGTCGCGGACGACGGCAAGCCGACGAAGAAGCCGGACTGCTCCACACGCGAGTTCGACCGCTTCCGTGAGTTCGAGGCGGAAGTGCCTGCCCCCTTCGAGCGCGGCTTCGCGACAACGGGGGACGTGGTCCTGCCTGACGGCTACCACCTGCTGGCCCTCGATCTCGATGCCTGCCGATTCCCCGGCACCAACCGCATCGTGTCGTGGGCGGCGGACATCCTGAGCACACTGAACTCCTACGCCGAGGCCACACCCAGTGGCACCGGGCTGCGCGTCTGGGTCGCGGTACGCACCGTGCCGCGCAGCGTGCGCAGCAAGGTCCGCATCAAAGAGGCCGCGCCGCCCGGCGTGGACAAGAAGCCCGAACTGCAGATCTTCGGCCTTGGGCCTGCAGGCTACGTCACCGTCTCCGGTGCCGCCTTGGCCGAGTACCGCACCATCGCCCGAGTCGAAAGCCTCGACTGGCTGGTGGACCTGTACTCCATGCGGATGACGGAGTCCGAGGCTTCCACCGTCATGCCCGTGGGGACCGGACCGGAGCCGGAGATGCTCGACGTTCTGGAGTACGTCGCAGGCCAACCGGACGGCTCCGCCCTCATCGCCGCCAACTGGGCGAGCGTCGTGGGCGAGGAGTCCTCCGCGTCGGAGGCGTACTACCGCCTCTGCGTGCTGGCCCTGGAGGCCGCCAACGGGCACGGGAAGGTCGCGGTGGACTTCCTCCTGCACTACACCGCATGGGGCCAGGGGCAGGTGGACGGAAGCCGTGACCCGCAACGGTACACCCGGCGGGCGTGGGTCGAGAAGGAACTCACCCGCATCGCGGGCAAGCAGTCCGCCCCGGCGACCGACGTGTTCACCCCGGTGACTGCCGAGGAACTCGCCCTGCTCGACGGGCCAAAGGACGTGCCCGTCGCTGGCGGGTCGCTGCTGATGCCTGCGTTCGAGGCACTGGCCTCCTGCGCGGCCCAGCAGTTCCTGGTGGATGGCGTGCTGCCGCGCACCGGGATCGCCCAGATCTACGGCGACCCCGGCTGCGGCAAAACCCCTATGGCTTTGTCCCTAGCCATCAAGGTGGCCAGCGGTGCCAAGACGTGGTTCGGGCACGACATCGACGTGAGCGGCCCCGTGGTCTACATCATCGGCGAGGACCGCAACGGCATCCTCAACCGCATCAAGGCGGAGTGCCGCCGCGCCGACCTCGACCCGCAGCGCGACCTGGGCACCAACCTGCTGGTCAGCAATCGCCCCGGCAACCTCTGCGACTCGGCGGACATGAAGGTCTGGGCGCAGTCCATCGTCAAGGCCGCGCCGGGGGTGAAGCTGATCGTGATCGACACGCAGGCCCGCAACTTCGGCGACGGCGACGAGAACAGCACGCAGGACATGAACCGCTTCGTCAACAACGTCGCGGAACTGGCGCGGGTGCTGGAGTGCTTGGTGCTCCTCGTCCACCACACAGGGCACGCGGAGAAGGGGCGCGGTCGCGGCAGCAGTGCCATGATCGGCGCGTTGGACGCAGCCCTGGAGGTGAAGCGCACCGAGATGCGCGTGACGGCGGTCTCTAAGAAGGAGAAGAACTGGGCCAAGCCGGAAGATCTGGTCGGCTCTCTCGACCCGGTGACGGTCGGGATCAACCACAAGGGCGTGCCGATCACGGCGATCACTCTCGACGACACGCGCCCGCCGGAGGTGGATATGGACGTGGAAGTCGCGGACCAAGAAGACGAGAAGCTACTGCGGGCGTTCGTGGCGCACGTCTCTGGGATAAGTGACCGAGACGAAGTGGCGGTGGCAGTGCTTGCAGGGGAGTTGCGTGCATCTACCAGTCGGGTGTACAAGATCATCAAGCGGGCGATTGCTGATGGTCTAGTGCGCCAAGAGCGTGGGCGCGGGCGCGGCAAGCATCTGTACTCGGTTACGCAGGCCGGGACTAAGTTCCTTCAACCCAAGGGTGATGATGAATAGTCGGAGTAAAGGTGCGCGTGGCGAACGGCTGCTTGCGCAGTTTCTGCGCGACCACGGCTACGGCGATGCCAAGCGTGGGCAACAGCGGTCGGGGCTGGAACAGGCCGACGTGGTCGATGGCCCGGACGGCTGGCACCTGGAGTGCAAGTGGGTCGAGAAGTTGAACATCTGGAACGCCGTGGAGCAGGCCAAGCGTGACGCAAAGGACAAGAACCACGTCGTGGCGATGAAGCGAAACAAGTCTGACTGGCTGGCGGTGCTACCGCTGGGGCAGTTCGTCCGCATGGTGCGGATGTTGGAGTTGTTGTACCCTGACTACCGGAGGGAGTTGTGATTGAGAGGTTTGTGGAGCAGTTGCGTGCGCGTCTTGCGAAAGGCGCGGAAGAGTATGGCGACACGTCGTTCTGTCGCCCCCCGATGGACTTGCTGCGTGAGTTGCAGGAAGAGGCACTCGACTTGGCGGGCTGGGGCTTCGTCCTCTACGTCCGCATCGAAGCCATGAAGGCGAAGGCCAGGGAGCTTGACGATGGATGCTGAAGACCAAAATGAGTTGTCGGTGCCTGCGCTGCCGACGTTCCACGCCGTCAACGTGCCCAAGCCGTGGTTCGCCAACGGCATGGTGTCACCGGAGATGGCGGGTGAGATCTTCAACTGGCTGTCGCGTGGGCGGACGCTGAGTGCGTTCTGCGCGTGCGACGGTGCGCCGTCGCTGGGCGTGGTGCAGCGGTGGGTCGAGACCGACCCGGAGTTCGCGGCGATGTACCGTGACGCTCGGCGCATCGGGCACGAAGCGTTGCTGGAGGAGACTCTGGCGATTGCCGACACCCGCAACCCGGACGATGGCATGGACATCGCGCACCGCAAGCTGCGCATCGACACCCGCATCAAGGTGTTGGAGAAGCTGGACCCCGAGCGGTACGGCGACAAGAAGAAGACTGAGACGAACACGGCGGTGCAGATCATCGTGACCACCGGGGTGCCGCAGCCGGAAGCGGCGGCCCCCAAGATCACGGCGAAGGAGGTGACCGAATGACCGGGCCAACTCTGCACCGGGGCCGGAAGCTCAAGGTGTATCGCGGGCAGGACGGGTACTCTGTGAACTGCCCCATCGAGCGCAAGCGCATCGCCACGCTGTTCGAGTTGTACGACCGCCTTGAGCGGACCACGCTGTCGTGGGAGCGCAAGGCACTGCGGGCGGAGATCGACCGGGTCACGGCGATCAAGACGGACGAACCATGAAGACGATCAGCCTCGGGTACACGCCTCGGGAATGGCAGCGGCGATGCCACCTGGGGCTGAAGCGTTTCAACGTCCTGGTGCTTCACCGCCGCGCAGGCAAGACGCAGTTGGCACTCATGCAGCTGCTGGATCGAGCAGCCAACAGTAAGCTAGAGCTTGCCATGTACGGCTACGTCGCGCCGTACTTGAAGCAGGCTAAGCAAATCGCCTGGGCGCGACTCAAGACACTGGCTCGCGGGCTGATCGAGCACGGGGTGGTCGAAGTCTTCGACAGTGAACTGTCGATCCGCTTCGTCCACAACGGCGCGGTCGTCCGCTTGTTCGGTGCCGACAACGCGGACTCGATGCGTGGTCTGCGCTTCGACGGCGTGGTCGTGGACGAGGTGGCGCAGGTGGCCCCGCAAGTGTGGGACGAAGTCATCCAGCCCGCCCTCGCGGACCGCAAGGGATGGGCGGTGTTCATCGGCACAGTGTCGGGGGTGGACCTGTTCTCGCAGTTGTACTTCGCTGCGCAGAACAGCCCCGACTGGTTCACGGCACTGTTCACCGTGTACGACACGGACACCCTGGACCCGGACGAAATCGCCCGCCTCAAGGCATCGATGTCGGCGGAAGCGTTCGCCCGCGAGTTCCTGTGCGACTTCGGCGCGGGCGGTGACGACCAGTTGATCTCGATGGGCGAGGCGATGGACGCGAGCCAGCGGGTGGTGCAGGAGCAGGATTACTCGTTTTCCCCCATCATCCTTGGGGTGGACGTGGCGCGGCAGGGCAAGGACCGCACGGTGATCTTCCGCCGCCAGGGGTGGCAGTCGTTCGAACCCATCATCCTGGCCGGGGCGAACAACATGAAGGTCGCCGCCGTCGTGGCGGAGGAGATCGGCAAGCACAATCCGCAGGCGGTCTTCATCGACGTGGGCGGCGGTGGTGGTGTCATCGACCGCCTGCGGCAGCTGGGGTTCTCGGTCATCGAGGTGAACTTCGGGTCGTCGGCGTTCTCCTCCCGGTTCAAGAATCGGCGCACGGAGATGTGGTGGGGGATGCGGGAGTGGCTGCGTTCGGGCGGGGCGATCCCCGCTCAGCCCCTGCTGCGGCAGGAACTGGCCACCCCCAAGTTCTGGCACGATGCCGTGGGGAAGGTCGTCCTGGAGCCGAAGGACGAGATCAAGAAGCGGCTGCACGGCGGGGCCTCCCCGGACTTGGCGGATGCCCTGGCCCTGACGTTCGCCGCGCCTGTGGCGGCGGTAGACCCTCGGGAGGAGGCAGGGCTGGCCCTGCGCCGCCCGTCCAACCTGGACTCCTACAACCCGTTCTCGACCCTATGATTCACGTCCGCCGCGCCACCGAGTCCGACCTGGATGCCCTGATGCGGCTAGCGGAGGAGTTTGCCCTCTGTTCCCCGTTCCGGGAACTGGTATCCTTGGAGGAGCTACGGTCGAACGTGTCCCGCATGGTCACTGCCCCCTCAGACAAAACCCTGGTGCTTGTCGCGGAAGTCGCGGGGGCCGAGCCACGTCCAGTGGGGGTGATCGTCGGTGCCCTGACGACGCTGTGGTTCTGCGCGGCTACGGTCGCGGTGGAGCTGGCGTGGTGGGTATCCCCTGAGCACCGCACGTCGTCGGCGGGGTGGAGGCTGCTGTCCGCGTACGAACAGTGGGCCAAGGCATCCGGCGCGTCGTGGGTGATGATGTCGGATATGCCGAACGGAGCCACGTCCAACATGGACGCAGCGTACTTGAAGCGTGGGTACACACTTGTAGAGCGGGCTTACCGCAAGGAACTCTGATGGCAGCAGTGACGACGGCGATCTTGGCAGCAGGCGCACTTGGCTACGGGGTGTACTCCGGTGAGCAGCAGAAGAAGGCGCAGAAGCAGGCACTGCGGGACCAAGAGGTGGCGACCCGTGAAGCCTCGGCGCGGGCCGCTTCGCAGATGCGGCAGGCGCAGATGCAGGAGCGCAAGGCGAATCAGAAGCTGGCCGACATGGTGTCGTTGCTGGGAGCGCGAGGTGGGCCACTGCAGGCATCGACGTTGCTGAGTCGCCAGCCTAAGGCTTCGGCGAACGGCAACACGACCACATTGTTGGGGGAATAATGCCGACCATCGAACAGATGCGGACCCGCTTGTCTGCGCTCAAGTCAGAGCGCAGTTCCTGGGACTCGCACGCGCAGGAGTTGAGCAAGTTCTTCCAGCCGCGCATGGGGCGGTTCACCACCAGTGACCGCAACCGGGGGCACCGGAAGAACCAAGCCATCATCGACTCGACGGGCACGCGAGCGCACCGCATTCTGGGCAGCGGCATCTTGGCGGGCGCGTCATCGCCCGGTCGCCCGTGGTTCGAGCTACGCCTTGGCGATGCCGGGCTGATGCAGGACTACGAGGTCCAGGTTTGGCTCGACACGGTGACGAAGCGGATGCGCCGGGTGTTCACGGCGAGCAATACCTACCGTGCGCTGCACCAGCTGTACGACGAGATCTCGCTGTTCGGCACTGGTGCCGCCATCGTGGTCGCGTCGGACGACACTATCATCCACCACCACACGCTGACGTGGGGTGAGTACTGGATCGCGCAAGACGCGAACGGCAAGCCGAACACGCTGTACCGCGAGTTCGACATGACCGTGGCGCAGATGGTGCGCGAGTTCGGACTGGAGAAGTGCAGCGTGTCGGTGCAGGGGATGTATCGGGCGGGGACGCTGGACGCATGGGTGACGGTGGTACACGCCATCGAGCCTCGCGATGACCGCGACCCGACCAAGTCGGACGACATGAATATGCCGTTCCGCTCCTGCTACTTCGAGTCGGGCGAGGGCGCGACGGCGGTCCTGCGCGAGAGCGGGTTCCGGCGGTTCCCGGTGCTGTGCCCACGATGGTCGCTGACCAGCGGCGACGTGTACGGCAACAGCCCGGCCATGGAAGCACTAGGCGACGTGAAGCAGTTGCAGCACCAGCAACTGCGCAAGGCGCAGGCTATCGACTACATGACGCGCCCGGCCCTGCAGGCCCCGACCTCGCTGAAGAACCGGGAGAGCGAGATGGTCCCCGGCGGTGTCACTTACCACGACATGGCGGGCCAGAACGCTGGCGTGCGCCCGATGTGGGAGACGCGCCTCGACCTGAGCCACCTGCGAGAAGATATGATGGACGTGCGGACGCGGATCAACTCCTCGTTCTACACGGATATGTTCCTCATGCTCGCGTCGGGTAGCGACGGCTCGCGCATGACGGCGCGTGAAGTCGCCGAGCGGCACGAAGAGAAGTTGCTCATGCTCGGCCCGGTGATGGAGCGGCTGTACAACGAACTGCTGGAGCCGCTCATCGACATCACGTTCGACTACATGCTCGAAGCCGGGATGCTCCCGCCGATGCCGGACGTGTTGAGCGGTGCCCGCATCGACGTGGAGTTCGTCAGCGTGCTGGCCCAAGCGCAGCGGCAAGTGGGTCTGGCTAGCGTTGACCGCTTCGTCGGCAACCTGATGACCCTGGCGCAGGTGCGCCCGGAGATCCTCGACCGCCTCGACGTGGACGGCTACGTCGATGAGACGGCGGATATGCTCGGCGTGCCGCCGAAGCTGCTGATCCCGGCGGAGCAGGCGCAGCAGTTGCGCCAAGCTCGCGACCAAGCGGCGGCGGCCAAGGAGCAGTCGGCGATGATGCAGCAGCAGAGTCGCGCCGTGGGCAACTTGGCGCAGGCACAGTCTCAGTTGGCGCAGGCGGGGCAGCAGAACCCGCTGGAGCAGCTGACTGGGTACGGTGAAGGCGGGGTGCTCTGATGGCAGAGCCGTACCGCCGTCCGTCTACGAACGCCGTCCGCAGCGTGGTGACCCCCGCCAGCGGGTGGGAAACGGCGGTGCTGCTGGAGGGTGGCACTGCGTCGGCGGCACAAGAAGAGTTGCCGCTGCGCGTGGGCACTATCGACATGGACCCGACGCTTCCTGGAGTTCCGGTCGTCAACCCGACCGAGCTTGGGCGGGCGGCGGTGTCTTGGGCTGCGGGTAGTACCCCGGCGGGCAGTTGGACTCTCACTTTCTGGCAGCGGACGAACGGGGGTACGTTCAATGCTGTTGCCACCTTCTCCGTCAACACTTCATAACCATGGCTGCAGGAAACTGGACGTTCACGAACACCGGGCGCACGTCGCTGCTCAACGGCACGTTTGACCTCGACACCGACACCTTCAAGATGGCGTTGTTCCTCTCGACCTCAAACATCGGGGCGAGTAGCACGACGTACGCCGGACTTACCAACGAGCACGCCAACGCCAACGGGTACACCACGGGCGGCGCGGCGGTGACACTGTCGCTGTCGGGCACGACCACGGTGACGGTGGACTGCACGGACGCGACGTGGACTGCGTCGGGCGGCAGCATCGTGGCTCGGTACGCCGTGATTTACGAAGTCGGCGGGAGCGTTCTTTGCTACTGCTTGCTGGACTCGACTCCGGCGGACGTGACCGTCACCGACACCAACACTTTGACGGTGACGATCAACGCCAGCGGGCTGTTCACCCTGGCGTGACCCATGGCGCAGGTCTTCGTGTGGGTTGGCCCTGACCTTGGTGACTACCAGCCGGGAGATGTCATCGACATCCTCGAAGACGGCGTGCACCCAGGCAAGCTTGTCGTCAACGGCGCATGGGATGGCGATTGCGTCATGCCCAACGTCGTGTGCCTTGACCTACCCGACGTACCGCGTGCGCTGAGGATTGCTGCGCTAGCTGCTCTGGGCGTGCCGTACAACGCGGACCAGCTACAGACTCTGAACGGCATCCTCAAGGTCGCCATTGCATCGCTTCCGGCCTTGGTTCGGAATCGGCTCAACAACCGCAAGCGGGCAGCAGTGACGCTCTTGCAACTCGCTCCAACGATCAGTCGAGCACCACGCGCCTCCGACGAGTGGATCAGGACTCGTCACATCGCGGAGGCCCGTGGCAACTAACACATACACCGTAGGATCAGGCGGCGATTACAGCAGCGTATCGCTGTGGGCAGCCGCGCGGGTGTCTGCTACTGCCGCAGGCGACACAGAGGTCTGCTTGCTGCTGGATAGCGCAGCCGCGTCCGCAGGAGGCACGGTCTTGTTTCAGTCCAATACATGGAAGGACGGGAACATCGTGCGCTTCAAAGGCAACACCGCACACAACGGCGTGTTTGGCGCGGGCATCATAAAGAGCAGCGGCTCGTGGTTTCTAGGCCCATCCAACGCTAGCAAGACGTTGCACTTCGAGTGTGAGGATCTGGAGTTCGACCTCACTGCTATCGGCGACTGGAACCGCACGGTCCTGCAATGGGCCAATAGTGCCACTGACAACTTCCCGCTCGGCAACATGACGTTTCGCCGCTGCTTGGTGAAAGGTCATAACGCTATTCGCAACGCACTGACACATGAGCTGACGGTCGTAAGCAACAGCTATAGCTTCACCACTCGGTGGGAGAACTGTGTATTTTCCGGGCCGGGGAGTACTTCGGCGCGCTTCATGGACTCGACGCACACCGGGTCCGGTGGCCGCACCATCGAGTTTGTCGGATGCACACAGCATGAGTGCGAATGGAACGGCAATCGTTCTGGGACTGGCCCTCTGACGGTGGCATACACCGGGTGCCTAATTGACCCGTACTCGACGAACGCCGAGTTTTCGACGAGCGGCAGCGGCGGGACGCTGAGTGCCACCAGTAGCTACTGCATCACGGCGAGAACCTCAGCGCAGCACCAGTCGCTGTTCACCAGCTACGCCAACAACACCTACAGCGTCACGTTTGTCACTGGCAACCCAGCCAGTGGCCAAGTCGGTTACACCGACATCAGCGGTAAGGACTTCAGCCTCTACGACGACGCAGACAACATCGCAATCGACTACGTCGATGCGGTCATGCCCGCCGACGACATCGCTGGGGTGTCGCGTCCGCAGGGCACGCTGTACGACGCTGGCGCGTTTGAGGTTGAAGCGGCAGCCGGAGTAGAAGTCACGCCGGGGGTAGCCTCGCTGACGAGCACGGCGTTCACTCCGACCGTAGTCGCTACCGACGACAAGTCGGTGACTCCCGGCGTAGTAGCCACCACGACTCAGCGGTACACGCCCACGGTAACAGCCACCGACAACAAGTCGGCGGCACCGGGGCTGGCCACACTGACCAGCACCTCGTACCCGCCGACCGTTGCCGCCACGGCGGACCTGACGGTGACTCCGGGGGTGGTTGCGCTGACCAGCACGCCGCGCCTGCCGACCGTCACCGCGACGGCAGACGTGACGGTCGCGCCGCCCACGACGACCACGACGGTAACTCGATACGTCTCTACGGTCACGGCGACCGCAGACGTTGAGTTGACCCCTGGGTTCGCGTCCGTCACTTCGACCCGGTACACGCCGACTGTGTCGATCACGGCGGGGGCGGAGGTGTTCCCGGCCCCGGCCACCGTCACCACCAGTGTCTTTGCCCCTGGGGTCACCGTTGGGTTCGTCATCGAACCGGGTACAGCTACGCTCTACTTCCTAGGGGAATCTGCCTCTCCAGGAATGCTAGCTCCCACGACCGTTGCGTCGAGTGCGCCGACTACGGTAGTCACCGTTGGGGAATGGTC